TCTGGAACCACGGCGGTGCGCAGACACTCCTGTGCCCCGTTCACGAAGCGTCTGAGATCAAGCGGCGCCTGATCGCCGAGGGCGCCGTGGTCTGGTTTACCGAGGTCTACAACGCCTAAACACCCTCGATCAGCTTTTGCAGCGGAACGCCATAGAGCTCACTCAAAGCGAACAACTTTGTGAGTGAAACCTCAATCTCTCCCTTTTCCAGCCTGCTGTAGGCAGCCTGACTCACACAGAGCACCTCTGCAACCTGCATCTGTGTGAATCCAGCGCGCTCCCTTAGCCCTCGAATACGACGACAGATCGCCAGCTGCCTGTGTATCGCCACAGCGACCTAAACGCTCACCGTTTAAGCCTACTCACTACACGAAAACGACGTAATCTGGTCGCATGGAAACGTCTGTTTCTCGCTACGACTTCGCGCCCATCACGGGAAGCGAAACCACCGAGGAGGGTTACCTCCGCGTCTGGTGTCGTGCGGCGCGCACGGGGACCCAGCTCTACCGGCGTGCAGATGGCTCCCAAGTTCGGGAGTACCGCCCACCAGAGGAGGTCAGTAACCCTGACTCCCTGACCACGTTCGGCATGAAGCCCACAACGTGGGGGCATCCCCCGGTTCTTCTTGACTCGGCGAACACCAAGCAGTACCAGATCGGCTACTCCGGTAGCCAGGTCCGGTACAACGACGGCTTCGTCGAGGTCGCGCTGGTCGTCACCGACCAGGACGCCATCGAGAAGATCAAGCGCAAGGACGCCACCGAGGTGTCCGCCGGCTACAAAGTTGACTTTGATCCCACCCCCGGAATCACCCCCGAGGGCGAGGAATACGCCGGCATCCAGCGCAACATCCGGGTGAACCACATCGCCATCGTTCCCCGCGGCCGGGCTGGCCCGGAGGTACGACTCCTCATGGATCGCATGGATGCGGCCGACGCCGTTTCCTGCGACCCCGAGTGGATCCGCGACAGCGGATCGGCGCTCCAGCCCTGTCAACCTGCATCTCCCGTTATGGCCACCGTCAAACTCGACGGCCTGGAGATCGATCTGCCCGCAGAAGCAGCTAGCGCGGTCCAGTCCTTCGCACGGGACCTGGGGCGCCAACTCCAAGCTGTAACTGCCGAGCGCGACGAGCTCAACGCGAAGCTCGACTCGCTGCAGAACGATTTCGACTCCATCTCCTACGAGAAAGAGGCTGCTGAAGGTCGCGCCGACGCTCTTGAAGAGCAGCTGGCTGAACTCGACTCAGACGCCCCGCGCTTCGATACTGCCGAGCTCGACCAACTCGTCGCCGCCCGCCTCGCCACCCTGCAAAGGCTGGCCCCCGCGTTCGCCGAAGACTTCCACTTCGACGGCATCGACGACGAAGCTCTGTATTCCCAAGCCTTCGAAAACCTCACCGGCTCCGCACCCCGCGAAGACGCTGAGCCCGCCTACATCCAGGGCGTCGTGGAGGGCATCCTTGCCGCCCACGCCGACTCCGAGGACGAGGACGACGAAGAGGAAGGCGACGACGACACCGAGGACGCCGACGAAGGCGACACCAAGGAAGACTCCGCCGACCGCGCTGACAGCACTGCCTCTCTGCGCGACGCCCTCAGGGGCGCCGGCCGCAGCCCCGCTTCTCCGGTAGCCACCTACCGGGCGAAGCAGGCGGATGCCTGGAAGCGTCCCCTCACTGCCACCAAGTAAGGAGTTCCTTCCATGGCCGTTGTATTCACCGCCACCACCGTCTCCAGCCCCACTGGAGCCCAAGGCAGCTACCCCCAAGCCCTGATCAAGGGGCACGAGGGCATGCTGGCTGACCTGCAGGCATACGTCTGCCGCAGCTACCGCAACCAGTCCGGTGCCGCCATTCCCTTCGGTGTGCTGGTCGCCACCGACAACACGCCCACCAGCAACGACGCTTACGCCGTTGAGATCGCCACTGGTACGACCAACGTCCAGGGCATCGCCGTCAGTTCGCTGACGACGGAGGGTGCGAGCCTCGGCTCTGCCTACACCCCTGTTCCGACCCCGGTCTACTCGGACGGTCGCTACGGATACTCCAACACCGAGACCGTCAACGTGGTCTCCAAGGGCGTCATCTGGGTGTACAGCACCGCCGCCATCGCCCTGGGCGATGCCGTGCGCTTCTTCAACGCCGACCACTCCGGCACCGTCACCGGCGCCCTGCTGGGTCGCTTCACCAAGACCGCTGCCGTCACCAAGACCACTCAGATCACCGCAGGTGCTCGTTGGGTGTCTGAAACCTCGGCCGCTGGCCTGGCCCTGCTGGAGATTGACATCCCCGGCATGACCTTCACCGCCGACTGATCCCGGAGCTTCCTCCCATGACCACCGAAATCCGTAACGACGAGGTCGGCGTCTTTCTCGCCCGTGAGCTGGAGACCATCCTGGCTCGCGCGTTCGAGGTTGTGTACGCCGACATCAAGTACAGCAGCCTCATCCCGATCTCCACCGAGGTCGGCCCCGGAGCTGACTCCTTCACTTATCGCGTCTTCGACAAGCAAGGCTCGATGAAGGTGATTGGCGACAAAGCCCAGGATCTGCCCCGCGCCGACGTCCTGCGCAAAGAGGTCACGCACCCCGTGCGTTCCCTCGGTGCCTCCTTCGCCTACACCATCCAGGAAACCCGTGCCGCCTCGATGGTGCCGGGCATGAACCTGGAGCAGCGCCGTGCTAACGCCGTGCGCCGCGCTTACGAGGAGAAGGTGCAGGAAATCGCCTACTTCGGCGATGCCGCCTCCGGCATGAAGGGCTTCTTCAACAACGATCAGGTCGACAAGCTCGTGCCTGACAAGTGGTTCGACACCGGCGCCGTCACCACCGACGAGATGCTGGCCCTGCTGAACGAGGTGCCCACCCGCCTCGTGCAGAACTCCAACATGAAGGAGATGCCGAACACGATGCTGGTGCCCTACAACGTGTACCGCATCATCTCGACCACTCCGCGCAGCACCACCTCCGACACCACGGTGATGGAGTTCTTCCTGCGCACGAACCCGATGATTTCGGCGATCGAGCCCATCAACGAGCTCGAAGCCTCGAAGTCTGGCGGTGCCCTGTCCAAGGACCGTGTGGTGGTGTACGACCGCAGCCCCGACAAGCTGCAACTGCACATCCCCCAGCCCCTGGAGTTCCTGCCGCCCCTGCGTCAGGCACTGGAGTTCACCGTTGCAGCTCACGCTCGCATTGGCGGTCTCTCGCTGTACTACCCGAAGAGTGCAATGGTGCTGGAGAAGGCGTGATTTTCACGTCAACTTCCACCTAGCCTGAATGGGTTACTCAGTTCTTCACACCTGATCATGATCATCGTTTACCGCCCCGAACTTGAAAACCCTCCGATGGACAAGGAGTGCACCATCGGCTTCTCGTTCGTGGATGGCGGCGGCCTGCCTGATCACATCCAAGTCATCTCGGGGGTCACCCGTGACTTCCCCGAGAACGTCTGGGACAAGATCAAGGACTACGACGTGGTCAAGAACCTCCTGTCCCTGGGTGCTCTGCGTATCCAGGACGAGGAGGCAAGCGACGAAGCCGAGGCACCCAGCCTGACGCAGGACAACCTGGCCGACATGCCCCTCACTGAGGCGATGAACCTCGTTGAGGCCAGCTTCGACCTGGACCAACTGCGCCGCTGGGACGCCAAGGAGTCCCGGATTCGGTTGAAGAACGCCATCGCCAAGCGCATCAGCGCCATCACTGAGGGCAACGGCTGATGGCAGTCCCCACGTCCAGCGCATTCCTCCTCCGATTCCCCGAGTTTGGCGAGCAATCGCTCTCGGTAGTCGAAGGTGCGCTGGCTGAGGCTGGGCGCTCAGCGGCCACCTCACTGTGGGGGGCCGTTCACACCGAAGCCGTCAGCTACCTGGCGGCTCATCTGCTCGCCACAAGGACGATGCAGATCGGTGCGCAGGTTGGCACTGCGTCTGGCGCTCCTGCGGGTACAGGGTTCGACTCCACCCTGTACGGCCAGGAATACCGAAGGCTGCTCAACAGCCTGCCTCTCAGCGGTTTCGCCTTGTAAGCGATGGCCATCTCGGCAAGCACTATCTCCGCCTACGCCCCATGGGGTAACGCTCAGCTGGCGTTCAAGGTTGGAAGCGGTCTGCCAACGACGGACAGCGCCACAGGAAATACCGTTCAATCCACCGAGGTGATCGAGTACCTCGCCGCGCTCAGTCTTCAGTCCCCGAACTGGAAACCCGAGAGCGGTGTGGACGGCACCACCTACATGTGCAAGGGCCGATTACTGAGCCCCGCCACGCTCGATGTCCGCATCACCAACGGTTCCCAAGCCGAGGCAGTGATCAACGGATACCGAGGGCGGTTCGAGCTGGTCTTCGACCTCGCCATGGATGCGGTGCATCGGGGAGACCTCCGGCAACCGATCGAAGGCATCTTCCGTCTCGCCGGGTACGGAGGCGCATGAGACTCCGCAAGTTCACCCTCGATCAGGATCTAGAGCGTGCCAAGAACGCCGCAATGCGTGACTTGGCGACGTGGCTCGATGCTCGTTTCACCCAGGAGATCTCCGCGGTGAAATGGGAATACCCCACACCGCCGCAGGTCCGCGACATCGTAGACACCGGCCGCCTGCGGGCCAGCCAGACCCGCGTCGTCAACCCAGATGGCAGTGTGCGGTTCACCTGGCCGGTCGAGTATGGCAATCAGGTCCACGAAGGTGGTGTGAGCCCAACTGGGCTGCGCTATCCCGGCCGCCCCTGGACCAAGGCTCCCATGGCGGAAGCTCCGGCAAAGTTCGGTTCATTCCTCCGAGCACGTTTGCAAGGGGGAGCATGAGCGCGGTCCTGGCCTACCCCAGTGTCCTCGACGTTCGCCGGACGGTCGAACTGCACATTCTGCAGTTGTACGAAGCCGACGGCACCACGCTGAAGGCTTACACCTCTTGGCCGGGGTACTACACCCTGCCAACCAATGCCCGCGTCCCCGGCGTTTACGTTGTGGGACAGACCATGGTCCCCTCGAACTGGAAGGTGACCGGCATTGAGACCACGATCGAAGATGTCCCCGAGATCGTGGTTCCTGACGCCAGCGCCAGCGGCCTCGTCTCCTACGAACGCTGGAATGTGCGCTTCACAAACTACGGGGCGGCACAGGGCACCACGATGCCCATCACCCTGTTGGACATTCGGCGGCGGCTGGCCCGCGCTTTCCCGCGGGACCAAGTCATGTACATGCCCCGGACTGAAGCCTCATTCGAGGCGATCACGGCCCAGGTCACTGGGGCCGTTCTTACACCCCCACTTCCGTAAGGAGACCTCCTCATGGCTGACTACGCCATTGGCCTGTCGATGCACAAGGCCCACCGCACAGTCGTGCGGGCCGTGGAACTGACTGCCCCCAACCGCTATTTCGGGACACGGGCAACCGACGGCTTCGTGACCCTCCCAACCCTGGCAACAGGGGACAGCTACATCGAGCTGCAAGGCATCACGCAGACCAGCTTCCAGATCAACGACAACGAGACCGAGTTTCGTCTGCTCGGCGACGACGGCTGGTCCGACTCTGTGATCACCGGCTCTCGCGTGCAAGCCAGCTGCACGACGTACTTCATGAAGGACGCCGAGATTCTGGCCGGCGCGACGGCCCCGACTTTCCGCGGTAACTACGACGAGGGCTTTAACCTGATCCAAAAGTGCCGTTACAACAAGGACTTTGAGATCTACGTCGAGTTCTTGAAAGAGATGGGGCAAGCCGAGGGCAGTACCGGCAACTACATCTATGACTTCACCGGCTTCAACTGCGTTCTGATGAACTTCCAGGAGAGCCGCAACGCCGAGGGGCTCACGGAGGTTTCCTTCGACATGATGTCGCGCGGCCGGGCCGTTTTCGGCCGTTACAACGCTGGTGGTAGCCCGATCAGCTTCGGTGGTGTGCAGTCCACCCTGTTGAGCCTGGTCAACGGCACCCGTCAGGCGGCTGTCGTACCTGCGGATAACGCATCGGGCGTGGTTGTGGGCAACGACCTGACTGTGACGTACACCACGAACGGCACCGTGGCCATGACTCAGCTGGCGCTCGGTCAGACCGACGGCTCGGGCTTCCGTCTCGAAGTGGCCTCCACCGGTGTGAAGGTATCCGCGGTCGTCACCCTGGCGAGCAACGTGGTGACCATCAACCCAGACGCAAACCTCAGCGCCGGCACGATCTATCGCCTGCGCGTCTCTGACGGCGCGATCACTCAGGCAGTTGACGGCACCGGTTCCCCCTCCGCCTCCGGGTATAAGCGCCCAGTCCAGGGCTTCACCACGACGTTCCGCACCGCTTAATTGGAGTAGCGGACCCATTCAGGCCCCGCTCACCGCGGGGCTTTTTCCGCTCCTCAAAGATCCAGCCACAACGGTCTTTGCAGTCAACTGCGCTCTCACCGAGAGCGGCGACCTCCTCTGCGGAGCCCTGTATGTGATGCCAAACAACCCGTTTGCGGTTATACGCTTAGCGGATAGCGGCGCTAGATTCGACGTAGAGCTGCCCCCCGAGCTCGTCAACAGCGCCCAGGCAATTTCAGCATGGGATGTCACGCTGCCTCTAGCACTTGAAAAGCATGGCTGAAACGCGCTACGCATCGCTGCTGTTCAAAACGCAGGAATACCATCAGATCGGCCCGTTCCGTTTTGCGGTGTACCGCGATCTGCTTCCCGGGGAAGTGCGCGCGCTGGAGAAGATCAACCGCGAGCACGCCAAGGCCACGTACCAGAGCTTGAAGCTCGCCAAAGCCATCGCCAAGAAGCGCGGCATCCGCCCCAGCGAGGCGGCGCAGCTTCTCAACGAACTCGGAGATAGTGACCAGGACTTGATCTTCGAGTTTGCTGACGAGCTGGAAGAGAATCAGCGCAACGGGATAAGTGTAGTAGAGCAAAAAGCTGCAAGTGTTACTGCTTTTATGCAGCTACGCGGTGAGGCTTGCTTTCCTGCTGATCCGGCTGCGTGGGTCAAAACTGACGACTGGACCCAAGCTGACACAGACATGATGCCCACTCAGATGATGGAGGAGATCTTCAACCTGATCCTGTGGGAGCGCGAAGGCTGGCCCGAGGAGGGAAAGGACAAGAGCGCGGACAGCAAAAAGACCTGAGCGATCAGGACCCAGACGCCCGTTTCGAGCGCGAGTACGAAGACCTCGTGGCGTATCTCAGCGCCCCCGAGACCGACTGGGACTCGCTGTACGTGCGTTTGAAGCTCAGCCCCCTGGGCGCGGACTTTAGCCCAGAGTCCTTTCTGGCCACGCCGGTGAGGACCCTGAAGTGGCTAGTCACCAAGGTCACCGAGCACGAGCAGTACCAGCACAACCTGACTGCGCACGGCACCGCGATCCTGAACAATCAGGTGATGTGGGCCTTGTACGGGATGGGCGGAGGCAGGGGGTCCAAACCGACAGCAACATACAAGGACTTCTTACCGTTTCCTGAGGTCCTTGCTGCAGAAGAGAATCGGATTAAGGCACAGAGTCTACAGCAAACAAGAAAGGTACTAACACAGCTGCTTCACGCAGGGGAGTTACCCTATGACATCTTTCTATCTCTCTGGCAGGGCCCCAACGTCCAGCAGCCCTAATATGCGCTTAGCGTTTACACCACGGCGGGCTCGGTGTGGCTGACTATCGAATCCTGATAGAGGCTGAGACCGCCAAGGCGGAGAAGGATCTTCGGCGGGTTGAGACTGTCGCGGACGCTGCTGCCCGAGACCGAAAGATCAACTTCAGCTTACCGAATCTGAGCGGGATAGCAAAAGCATTTGGGAGCATCGACGACATCGTCGAAGATAGCGTAAACAACATAAAGAAGCTGTATAACATTCTTAAGATGCTCCCCGGAGGTATTGGGGATGACATCAAGGGGTTTGAAAACGTATTTCAGACCCTGGCGCGCGGCGCTGGTATGGCCACTGCGGCGTTCATGTCCAACAACACCGCTGGCAAAATGCTTGGTGGTGTATTCAGTGGTGTGAGCGACACGGTGCAGACGCTCGTGCAGCGCCTTGCCATGGTTGGGTTTGCGATGAACGGGCTCAATCAAGTTGTCGGCGTGCTAAAAGGAGCCTTTGGTGGCTTCTTTAATGAAACAGTCGGGCGCGAGATCAAGCTTCGAGAAACAATGCTGTCTACGCAGACAGCCGTTGCGTCGTTGTCCAAAGTCTTCGTAGGCGGGCGTGAGATTACAGATCCTCTACAGAAGATCGAGGCGCTCGGCGGAGCTGTCGAGGCGCGGATTGAGAGCATCCGAGAGCGCTCTCTTGACCTCGCCGGTGTGACATCTAGTCAAGTGATCGACGTATTCAACATTACGGCGACCCAGATTGGTCAAATTGGTGGTGGGCTCAAAGATGCCGAAGATCTTGCAATTAGTTTCTCTGCTGCACTTGGTACATTCGGCATCCCATTATTTCAGGCGCAACAAGAGATTACATCAATTCTGACAGGCACGATTGATATGAACTCTCGCCTAGCGAAATCGCTAGGAATAACCAATGAAAGAATAGCCAAGGCGAAGACCGAGGCCGGTGGGGTGATGAAGTACCTGCAAGACGTGCTAAAGACAGCAGTAGCAGGGCAGAAGTTACAGGCGCAAACATGGTCAGGTGTTACGTCGAACCTCAAAGAGCTTCAGGAGCTTGTGGCGCAGAAGTTTGGCAAGGGTCTACTCGACCCAATGCTAAGTGGATTGAGCGCATTATACAACTGGTTAAGCTCTATCAAGCTAACTCTGTTTGGTATTGCGGAGCAAGCGGGCAAAACACTTGGTGCAATAGCCCGCGTCAGCACTGTAAAGCTTACGACTGGCCTTGCAGGTCTTCAGGGATCACCAGTAACCACGAATGCCCGAATAAGCGAGGCATTTAAGTCAGGCGCTGAATCCCTAAAGACGGTCTCGGCAGAAGTATTTAGCTGGCTGACCAAAGCTGCGAACTACGCAGTAAATGCGATCATCAGTGCGTTTAACGCGCTCAAGCCGAGCCTGGCATTGATAGCCGATAGCGTCCGTGTGCTCATCAAGGCGTTCGCTGAGATTAAAACAGCGCAGTTCGAGGGATTGGTGAGCTCTTTAGCCAACGTGATCTCTGTGCTATCGCCACTAATCGGGTTAGCCGCGGGCTTCGTCAGAGCTTGGGCAGGCGTATTAGACCTTCCTATTGTTCAATACTTTAGCACAGTAAAAGCTCAGCTAGACCTATTCAAGCGTGCTGGTGGTGATGCTTTAATAAGTCTAGTTGGCATTGTAATGTTCCTAAAGTCAACAGCGATTCCTGTTCTTCAGACAGTAATAACCGTTGGGATCAACGTAATTCGCGGTATCGCGAGCGCGATTGTTTCAATAAGTCAACTAAACATAAGTATCGCACAGATTGTTGCGGCTGTCTCACAAGCAGTAGCCGTCGGCGCCCGAGGACTGAGTGCGCTGCTCGGCTCATTTCGACAAGTCGGTCAGGCCAGCCAGGCTGTTGGAACCGACATTGGTGTATTTGCGCGGGCTGTTGCAGACGTTGGCAAATCAGTCGGTGCGATGAGCACGGCTGTTTCGACCGCGTTCAAGGAGCTGCAGGCGGCTGGAACTACCGCGTCGACCTCCATATCTCAGGGGTTAAGCAGAAGCATCGACAGTGTTCGAGGTGCGGTTGGTGGCCTCGTAGCGACATTTACTCAGTTCGGGAGTGGGAGTAGCGCTGTTCTGACAAATCTGCGAGCCGCATTCGGTCAAATCGGGAGCGCCTTGAGTCAGCTTGTAGCTACAACAGGAGGTGCGTTCCGCTCGATCTTAGCCAGTATCGGTGAAGTCTTAGCCAGTATTAGCACGCTAGGTCAAGCTTTCCTGGGGCTGAAAGCTAGTGTCGCGCAGCTAGTCGGATCGATAATCGGTCCCATTATTGCGATCGGGCGTGTCATCGGCCAAGTCGCGTCTCAGCTGATTACCG